CCGACCGATGACCTTCCCCGACCTGATCGCTGAAATCACCAATCCTGAGAACGGGACCATCTATTGGATTGAAGCGGCACACGCTGCCAGGCAGCACGGTCTGTGGGATGACTTCCGCACCGACTACGGCACGACCTCTGCCTTCGGCGGGGTCGACGCTGGCGAATTCCTAGTGTGGTTGGGGTATTGACCCCTGCCCCCTGACCCTGTAGAATTCTCTCAGTTCACACCCCCACCTGAACCGATGACCGAAGCATACGCCATCTTCACCACGGGCAACGACTACTACGACCGCCCCGAACTGTTCGGACTCTACGCCTCCGCTGAGAAGGCAGAGGCAGAGGCAGCGGTGCTGCGAGAGCAGATGGACGACTTCAATACCGACGAACCCCTCTACGTTGAAGTGAGCGTCGCCTACGTTCCGATCCGCTGAACCCTACGGGGCGGGTTGACCATCCGCCCCCTGACCCTGTAGAATTCCAAAGCAACCGCAACCGATCCGATGGCAATCTACTCCGCCTGCTCGAACCTGGAAACCCGTGAGATCATGTGGGTTGCCCGCAAGACTGATGATGCCCCCCAGTTCCGCTTCGCTGGACAGATCAACCCCTCTGAGGGTTGGTGGTTGGCGGGCATCTACTCCGATCGCTTCGCCTCCGACGTTCGTGGCATTCAGTGGGGTGAGTGACCCCGTTCGTGGGGGTGGGCACCGCCTGCCCCCGTGCTACAATTCCATCGTTCACCACCACACCGCACAATGGCAAAGGCAATCGGCAACGTTCGTTCCACCGACAGCAACGGCAAAGGGCAGGCGCTTCGCTGCAGCAGCGGCGGCGGGATGACCTTCACCCGTGCCCGTGGGTTGGGCGCCTGTATGGTGGCAGACCTTGACGCCGCCATCGCTGCAGCAAAGGCACAGTATCGTGCCGACCGCATCGCCGCCGCCCGTGATCGACTGGCAGAGGGCAGCGTGATTCACTCTCACCTGGCAGTTCGTTTCTGACACTGAGGGGGTGGCAATCGCCGCCCCTTTTTTATGTCTACCGTGTGCCTTCGTTCGTGTTTGGCAGTGCCCGTATTATGCGGTGGTTTGTTATAGCGGGGCGTGTTTTAAAATCCAAAGGTACCCCTAAACTATAAAGTGTTACCCAAGCGAGAGAAATATTACACAAGACTCAAAAAAATTCCGGATATAAAAAATACCTCAAAAAGGACGATTTGATATATAATAAAAAATATGTAGAAATTATGAGAAAAAAACCCGATGACACTAAGATATTCCTTCAAGTTGATCCATTAAATGGCGAGTATTATATCAGAATACCTGAGTGGATGATCAATGACCTTTCATGGTATGAAGACACTCAGATAAAGGTAACTTTAGATAACGACGAAATTATACTTTCAGAATATGAAGATGAGTGAAGAAAAATATGACATATATTTAAACGGCAAAAAGATATATGATAAGTTAGAAGAAGAGGAATTTAATAATACCTGGAAGATGATTCAAAATTTTCTGAGTATTACTGAATCGCCCGTATGTAGAGAAGATCTAACATATAGAAAATCGCAGATTGACATCTAATACATAATCAAGTATGATATTGACTTAAAACATTCAACTTATGGCTAAAGGATTTACAGTAAAAGCAAAAACGCCGATCGCCACTCAGGAACAGGAGTGGGACTACGATAAGGCAAGAGAGATGGTAAGGGGAAAATCAATCGTATTTTGTCTACCTGGTAGAGGAGTCTCTTATACTTACTTAAAGAACTTTGTACAACTGTGCTTCGACTTGGTACAGTCTGGCGCCAGTATCCAAATTTCGCAAGATTATTCATCAATGGTTAATTTTGCAAGATGTAAATGTTTAGGAGCAAATGTTCTCAGAGGGCCAGATCAAATTCCCTGGGACGGAAAATTAAATTATGACTGGCAGCTCTGGATTGATTCTGATATTGTCTTTAACAGTGAGAAATTTTGGCAACTAGTTCTCATGGAAAAAGATATCGCAGCGGGTTGGTATTGTACCGAAGATGGGGTCACCACCTCAGTCGCCCACTGGTTAGAGGAGGACGATTTCCGCAATAATGGTGGTGTGATGAATCACGAAACTCTGGAGAGTATTTCCAAGCGTCGTAAACCCTTCACAGTTGATTATACTGGATTCGGATGGCTTCTTATCAAGAACGGTGTCTTTGAGCATTCTGAAATGAAGTATCCTTGGTTCGCGCCCAAGATGCAAGTCTTTGAATCAGGTGAAGTTCAGGATATGTGTGGAGAAGATGTAAGTTTCTGCCTGGATGCAAAAGAGGCAGGATTTGAAATTTGGTGTGACCCTCGTATTAGAGTCGGTCACGAAAAGACAAGAATCATTTGATTTTATGGCAGAAGAAAGGTACAACATCCTCTGTAACGGCAGAAAAATATACTCTCATCTTACAGAGGATGAATACTTTGACATTATGGAAGATCTTGCGCTACAATACTATCAGACAGGATCTCCGAGTCCTGATGAACTTGAAACTGAAATTACTGGAGAATAAGTATGGCAAAAGCAAAAGTCGGTCTCAATAAGAGCTCTTATATTCCTGGGCCTCCTAAGAAATCTCGTCAAGGAGATGGGGGTGGCACTAAGTACGCTGCATCTTCTCGTAATGGGGCACGTAAGAAGTATAGAGGGCAAGGAAAGTAAATGTACCACTTAGACGTTAATGATGAGTGGAATGCAATTCATCATGACGATCTTTGGATTTATAATAAATTACAATTAAGTCGGGTTTTGGGATATAAATGTGGTCCAATTGGTACCACTGTCCCAAGGCCCGATTTTTACATTGTCCGTCCGTCTATCAATTTTCTCGGTATGGGAAGATATGCTGAGATAAAATGGATAGAAAATAGTACAGATCACTTATATCCATCTGATTTTTGGTGTGAAATTTTTAAAGGAGATCATTTAAGTGTAGATTTTTACAATCAAGAATCAAAATTAGTTGTAAAAGGATATAAGGATGATAGTGATCCTCTTTATAAATGGAAAAAATGGGAAAAAATTGATAAAAATGTTGAATTTCCTATTATTTTAACAAAATTAAAGGGCAATTATGACTGGATTAACTGCGAATTTATAGATGGAAATCTAATTGAAGTTCATGTTCGCCAAAATCCAGATTTTAGGTATGATAATCAGGTAGCAATTCCAAACTGGGATGAAAATATAAATGAAGATGTGTCAAAAAATGCCGTCTATATTCAAGATTTGGAGTACAATACCTATGGAAGGAAGGGAATTTTTGTCAAATAAATAAACTTTTACAAATTCAGACGTTGAAACAGATATCAATGGGAAGACACCTCTTATTGGAGGTATATGATGTTGAATTTGATCTTTTAAATGATTCAATATCTCTACAAGAGGTTATGGAAAATGGAATAGAACGTGCAAATATGACGATTTTAAACATTTTTCAGCATTGTTTTTACCCACAGGGGTGTACTATTGTAATTGCACTTGCAGAAAGTCATGTTTCTTGTCACACTTGGCCAGAAAATGGGTGTATTGCCATTGATGTTTATACTTGTGGTGATGGAAATCCAAAATTAATTGCTTTAGAAATATTAAAATATCTAAATTCTTCTAAATATACTTTAAGGGAAGTTGAAAGATAGACAAGGAGATAGCAACCTCCTTTATAAAAGTTCTGTTTTATATCTTAAAACAGGAGCTAAAATGTCAAACTTACCAGTTGATAGAGACAAAGATTATATGTACCAAATGTGGGGTACAAAAAGTCTTGTTACTGATTATGAAAATAATTCATCCGAAAGAATTATTCAAGAAATTATGCATGATCCCGCACCAAAAAAACATCTTCTCAAAAAACAAACTGAATTGCACGAAAAAATAAGAAATGATGATGATTATGATGATTGGGAGTATGGCACTGAGGCCAACTATGGTTTTTCTTGGAAGTAAATATAAATAGAAAAAAATCTTCGTCCAATGGAAATTACAAGGATATCTAGAGCATTTAAAGATATTAGTTTATCTTTTGATCCTCATCCTGTAACCAAAGATTTGCCAATTCTGAAAAATGAGGCGGCAATTCGTAGATCAATTAGAAATTTAGTTGAAACCTTACCAACAGAAAGATTTTTTAACTCTATTTTAGGGTCAAATGTTAGATCTAGTCTATTTGGATTTGTTGATGTTGGAACTTCATCGATAATTTCTGATCAGATAAAAACAACAATAAAAAATTTTGAAACTAGAGTTACTAACGTTAAAGTGATTGTAGATCCACAACCAGATCTAAATTCATTTGATATAACCGTAAATTATGAGATCATTGGACAAGATTTTCCCATTCAGCAATTTAATTTCATATTAGAGGCAACAAGATAAAATGCCTTTTACTAAATTTACAAATCTAGATTTTGATCAGATAAAGACTTCAATAAAAGATTATCTTCGTGCAAATTCAAATTTCACGGATTTTGATTTTGAAGGATCAAACTTTTCTGTGCTCATAGACACATTAGCATATAATACGTATATTACAGCATTTAACTCTAATATGATAGTTAATGAATCCTTTTTGGATTCTGCAACTTTAAGAGAAAATGTTGTTTCATTGGCCAGAAACGTCGGATATGTACCTCGGTCTAGAACATCCTCTAATGCTGAGGTATATTTTACAGTATCGACAACAAGCACTAGTCCAACATTAACACTTCAGGCAGGTGTTGTATGTGTAGGATCAATAAATGAAACGACATATATTTTTTCAATACCAGAAAATATAACTACAACAATAAATGATGGTGTTGCCCAATTTGGATCTGCAGATAGTCCTATTTTGATATACCAGGGCACACTGCTTTCTAAGCAATTTACCGTAGATGGATCATTAGATCAGAGATTTATACTCGACAATTCATTTATTGATTCATCAACAATCTCAGTTTATGTTAGAGGAGCATTAGAAACTGGTGGTTTAGGAGAAAAATATACTAAAGTTGATAATATTTTAAACACTGGATCAATTTCTGAAATATATTTCATTCAAGAAGTTCAAGATGAGAAATATGAATTACTATTCGGTGATGGATATTTCGGTAAAGAATTAGAAAATAATTCTGTAGTAAATGTAAGTTATATTGTTACTGACGGAAAATTAGGAAATGGATGCTCAGTATTCTCATTTGTAGGCACTTTTAAAGATTCTGAAGATAATACAGTCATTCCAACAGAATCAGTGTCTGTTAATACTATTACATCATCAAAAAATGGAGGAGATATTGAATCGTTATCTTCTATTAAATATTATGCTCCAAAACTATATTCTTCACAATATAGAGCGGTTACATCTAGTGATTATGAAGCAATTATAAAACAAATATATGCAAATGCAGAATCTGTTTCAATAGTTGGAGGTGAAGAGTTATCTCCACCAAGATATGGTAAAGTTTTAATTAGCATTAAACCTAAGAATGGAGATTATGTTTCAGATTTTGATCAAGAACTTATACTCAATAGACTAAAGAATTACTCTGTTTCTGGAATAAATCAGGAAATTGTACCTCTTAAAGTTCTTTATGTTGAAATTGATACTTCTGTTTATTATAATATAAATCAAGTTGCTAGTGTCGATAATTTAAAAACTCTTATATACAATACATTATATCAATATTCAAAAACTCCTAACATTAATAAATTTGGTGGTAGATTTAAATACAGTAAAGTAGTTCAACTGATTGATAATGTTGATGATTCTATTACTTCTAACATTACTAAAGTTAGAATTAGAAGAAATTTAAAAGCACTTATAAATCAGTTTTCACAATATGAATTGTGTTTTGGAAATAAATTCCATATTAATCCATATGGATACAACATTAAGAGCACTGGGTTTTATGTTGATGGAATTGATGCACCAGTTTATTTGACTGATGTTCCAAATAAATCTGCGGATAATATGTCCTTGGATGGATCTGGAAAAGGATCTGTATCTATAGTCAAAAAGAATTCTGATGGCACTTATGGTGTTGTGGTAAAATCTGCTGGAATTGTTGATTACAATTCTGGAGAAATTAATATTAATGGAATCGTTATAACTAGTACAATAAAGGAAAATAATATTGTAGAAGTGCAAGCTATTCCAGAATCTAACGATGTAATTGGGTTAAAGGATTTATATTTAGAATTTAACCTTGAAAATAGTAAAATAAATATGAAGAGAGATGTAATTTCTTCAGGAGAAGACACTTCTGGAGTCAACTTCACTAATAATTATTACACTTCAAGTTACTTTAATGGGGATATAGAGAGGAAATAAGACATGATTGAAACTAGCTTTGATACAAGAGTAAAGATTCATCAAATTGTTTCAAATCATCTTCCTGAATTTTTACTTGAAGAATCGCCTAAAACGGCAGAATTTTTAAAACAATACTACATTTCGCAAGAATTTCAAAGTGGAACAGTAGATATTGTTGAAAATTTAGATCAATATCTTAAATTAGATAATCTAACTCCAGAAATTATTGACGGCACTACATCTTTGCTGTCAGATATTCAAATTGATTCTGACACAATTGTAGTATCTTCAACAAAGGGATATCCATCTGAGTATGGATTACTTCAGATTGATGATGAAATAATCACATATACTGGATTAACAACTAATACATTCACTGGATGTATTAGAGGATTTAGTGGTATAACAAAATATTCTAATAAGAATACCACTTCACTATATTTAACGCAAGATAATTATAAAAATGATCTAGTTTTTTCAACCTCATCTAGTTCTACTCATAGTAGTGGATCTACAGTAATTAATCTTAGTACCTTATTCCTAAAAGAATTTTATAATAAATTAAAGTATTCTTTAGCACCTGGATTGGAAAATTCAGATCTGGCTAATGGTCTAAGCATTAATAATTTTATAAAATCCGCAAGAAGTTTTTATCAATCTAAAGGAACAGAAGAATCTTTTAGGATATTATTTTTAGTTCTATATGGAATAGAACCTAAATTAATAGATTTAGAAAATTATTTAATTAAACCATCTTATGCTAGGTTTATAAGAAGAGAGATTGTAGTTGCAGAGTTAGTTTCTGATGGAGATCCTCTCAATTTAATAGGACAAACAATAAAAACTAGTTACGATTCTACATCACAAGCATCAGTTTCTGAAGTTGAAATACTTACACGTCGCGGAAAAACATATTATAAAATTTATCTGTTTATTGGTTATGATGAAAATGACCTCATAGAAGGTGAATTTAGAATTTCAGGTAAAACTAAGGTTTTAGATAATGTTTCTGTAGGATCTTCAGTCATCTCTGTTGATTCCACAATAGGATTTCCTTCTTCTGGAGTTTTAATATCTGGAAATAACAATATCAATTATACTTCTAAAAATATTAATCAATTTTTTGGATGTTCTGGTATAACTGAAGAAATATCCACAACATCTGATATAAGATCTAGTGATATAATTTATGGATATGAAAACGGAGATACAACAAAAAAAGTAGAACTCAGAATTACTGGATCTCTTTCAAAAATTGAAAATGCAGAAAGTATAGTGCTTTCGGAGAAAGGTGATATTATTAAAGTAAAGAATCTTGGACAAAAAATACTAAATCCCTCTGGAGATAGATCTTTTAAAGAAATAATAGCAAATTCGTTCTTATACAACACAAGCACTAGACATAATGTTATCAGTATAACAGGTTCAACTTTTAAACTTGGACATACAATAGACAAAAGTAGTCTAAAAGTTGGCGATAAAGTTGATATTTTAGTTAGAGGAAGTACTAATACTATAGTAGTTTCTGGAGCATCAATTTATGATGTTAATTTGCAAAATAATGAAGTTATTTTAAATAATCTTCAGGGATTTATTCCAGAAGTATCAAAAAAATATGATATTAGAAGAAAAATTAATTATGCAAAAAGTTTAAATACCTCATTAGAATATGGAAATGATAACACTGTTTCAGACGTTGGAAATCTATATTCAGATAATGATAATGTCTACGTAGCATCAAATTCTCTACCTTCTTACACTATTGATAAAAAATTAGTATATTCTTCAATACCAACATCATATAACACATTAGTTTCGGAATATTTTCAATTTGTAGTAACTAATCCATCTTCTTCAAATTATCAAAAATATTCAGTAATATCTTTTGATGAAAATGTTCCATTTATAACTGGAGATGAAGTTGTATATCTAGCAGAAAACACAGAACTTCCTGGATTATCATCTGGTTCCACTTACTATGTTGAAGTTATAGATGATAAAAAAATAAGATTATATGAGTCTAGATCTTTTATTACTGGAGAAGAAAATCCAAATTTTGTTGGATTTGAACCAATTTTAGGATTAAATGAGTCTCATACTTTTGTATTAGCAAAAGATGCACCTAAGAAAATTAGTCCACAAAATATTCTAAGAAAATTCAACACTACTCAAAATATTTCAGAAAATGAAAAACAAGAAACTGATACTGGCAATATTGGAATTTTAGTCAATGGTGTTGAAATTAATAGTTTCAAATCAAATGACAAGATATACTATGGTCCTCTAAATGAGATAGAAGTTATAAATGGTGGAAGAGATTATGATGTAGTTAGACCTCCTATTGCTCAAATACAAAATCCACCAGGAATTGGGAATACAGCAGCTTTAGCAACTATAACCGTCGAAGGAAATCTCAAATCTATATTAGTAGATCCCCAAGAGTTTGATATTGAAGGTGTGGTTTCTGTTGTAATTAGTGGAGGAAATGGCAAAAACGCAATAATTAATCCAGTTATTGAAAAAAGATACAGAGAAGTTGAATTTGATGCAAGATTTTTAATAGATAATGGTGGAATAGATCCAAGCACTGATGAAACGATAACTTTTGTTTCAAATCACTACTTTAGTAATGGTGATAAAATAATCTATGATAGTAATGGAAATACTGAAGTTGGTATTGGTACTTTTCTTGGTTCCAATGCAACAACAAATACATTAAGCAATGGATCTTATTATTATGCCCAAGTAGTTAATCCTAAAACGGTAAAACTTTATTCAACTCTCGGTGATTATAAATCTGGAATTAATACCATAGGATTTAGCACTGCAGTCAGTGGAGGAATTCATAAATTTAGAACAACAGAAAAAAAAGTTATATCTAAAATAACAGTTTTAAATCAAGGAGAAGGATATTCCAATCATAAAATATATGTAAAATCTTCAGGAATATCTACAAGTTTTAATAATATATTTTTCAAATCCCACCATTTTAATGATGGTGATATTGTTGTATATGAAAATACTGGAACTCAAATACCAGGATTAACAACATCAAATTATTATTTTGTTAGTAAAATAGATGATGACTATTTTAGAATATGTGATGCTGGAACTGACAAGTACAATCCCAATAAAGAAAATTTTGATAGGAAAAAGTATGTAGGATTAACTTCTACGGGATCCGATTATCATATTTTTAAATATCCAAAAATTGAAGTTGATGTAATTGTTTCATATGGATCTAGCTTTACCAATCTTAGTAATATAGTATCCACTCCAGTTGTCACTGGACCAATAAAATATTTAAATTTATATGAAAATGGAACTTCCTATGGATCCGATGTTGTTAATTTTGAGAAAAAACCAGGTATAACAATAAAGACGGGAGAATATGCTCAAGTATCTCCATATGTTAAAGATGGAAAAATAATAAAGGTAAATGTTCTTTCCACAGGACAATTTTATTATTCAACTCCAAATCTAAAAATAAATGGAGAAGGTACTGGTTGTATTTTACGTCCAGTAATTGTAAATAACAAATTAAAAAGTGTAGTTATAATAAATCCAGGTATTGGATATGTTCAAGAAACCACTACTATAAATGTAGTTCCTGCGGGAAGTGGAGCAATATTGAATTCTAAAGTAAGATATTTAACTTTGGATAATCACTATAGATTTGGTGATGAATTTTTATATAAAACTTTGAATAATTTAGAATATACCCTAATATCATATACTCAAACTTTAGCATCCCATTTAAATGATGATGGAAGCAAGCATTCTCCAATAGTTGGTTGGGCATATGATGGAAATCCAATATATGGACCATATGGTTATTCCGAACCTTATAATTCAAACTCCACAGTAAAACAGTTAGTTTCTGGATATATTTTAAATTCTGGTAATGTTTATAATAGACCTGAATTTTTAGGTGGATTCTTTATTGAAGATTATGAATTTACTGGATCTGGAGACTTAGATCAATATAATGGAAGATATTGTAAGACTCCAGAATTTCCTAATGGAATATATGCATATTTTGTTTCTTCTACTTCAGATGAGGAAACCTCATCATTTAAATCTACATATCCTTACTTTATAGGACCATACTATAGATCTAAAAAAATTGATGATAATTGGAGTTTAACTCAAGATTTTGATTTTAATAACTCCAATCTTATAAGAAATACTTTCCCATATCAAATAAATGAAAAAAATTCAGATTATGAATTTTATACTGAGTCTAATGAAATAAGTAAGCAATTAACAGAAGTTAAATCGACTGCTAAAGGTAAAGTAAGTTCATTTAATATTATTGATCCAGGTAAGGATTATAAAGTTGGTGATGCTTGTTATTTTGAAGTTTCTGATGTAGAGAGTGGACAATTTACTACCACCATTTCTAAAATAACTGGTAAAGATATCTATAGTTTAGAAATATCTACAGAAAAATATGAAAATGTTGTTCTTGAATGGTCTTCAAATTATGTTGTTGGATATTATGAACCATATGTTAGTTTATTAGATTATGATAGAGTAACATTGACTGGAATTGGAACTTACATATCTTCTTTAAATGGCGAAAAGATATGTAACGTTAAGAGAGACCAAACTACTCTCTTAAGCGATATGACTTCAAATGTCACACCGCAGGAAGTGGAAGATATTTATGTCTCCAAAATACCACCAACTGTTTCTGTTGGAAGTACTATAAGTATAGGAAATGAATTACTTTCAGTTTTAAATATATTTGAATCAGGATCAATTTTGAGAGTAAGGAGATCTGATGTTGGATATGCTCATACTGCATCAGATATTATTACCGTTTTACCTAATAAATTTACAATTCAATCAAATACGAATTATTTTAATTCTAAAATTAACAGTAAAATTTATTTCAACCCAGCTCAATCTGCAGGAATTGGCACAACCTCTGGAATTGGAATAGATCTTCAACAAACTGTTGGTGGGGTAACTAAAGACATATCTGTTCCAACTCAATCTATTCGTATAGAAAATCATCCATTTAAAACTGGAGATTCTGCTATTTTAAGAAAAGTAGCGACTAGATCTCCAATAATAGTTTCAAATACTCCAAGTTCTGCATCTTTTAGTTTATTATATGGGGCAACTTTAGAAGAAAATGTTTATATTATTAACAAATCCAAAGATCTGATAGGAATAACCACAACTTTAGATAATGCATTTACAACTAATGGACTATTTTTACTTGGTCCAATACCTATAGAATATGATTATTCTATCGAAACTGATTATCCTCAAATAAAATGCGAAATTCAAAAAATTGTAGGTAAAATTTACACTACTGAAGATCATGAATTAACTTCTGGAGATCTAATTGATTTAAATTTAACATCAAACGATAGTGTTGGTATAGGAACTAGTTCATCAGTTAAAATTAGTTATGATCCATTGTCTAAAACTTTATTAACAAATACTACTAACTTCAGTTCAAGTAATGTTAATCTTTCCGAGAATTGTATTAATATAGATGGTCATAGTCTTAAAACGGGGAATAAGGTTTTTTATTCCTATAGCGATTCACCCATAAGTGGTTTATCATCTACTGGATATTTTGTATATAAAATTGATGATGATAATATTCAACTTGCCGAAACGTACTACGATACGCAAAAGCAATATCCAAATATCATAAAGTTTTTATCGACAGGTGGAAGTTATCAAAGAATAAGTTTAATTAATCCTGAAATAATAACAGAAAGAAACAATACAGTATTATTTGATGTTTCGGATTCCAGTTTAGATGGATATCAATTAAAACTTTTTTATGATTCCGAATTTAATAAAGAATTTATTTCTGTTGGATTATCGACCGAAATAAACTTTACTGGAGTCGGAACACCAGGTGTAGCAGTTAATGCTACATATACACTAAAATATTCTTCTAATATTCCAGAGAAACTTTATTATAATTTAATTAAAGATGGATATCCAATCAATAATGACGATAGTGTTATAAGCGCATCTTCAATTAGATTTATCAATAATGCTTGCAATGGATCTTTCTCAGTTTCTGGAATAGGATCTACAGAATTTACATTTAATTTACCATCTTTACCAAGTAAACTATTCTATTCTGGGCAAAATTGTGATGTTTTAAAATATTCAACTAGTTCAAAATCTGCCAAGGGTGGAATTGATAATTTAAAAATTTTAAATAATCAATTTAAATATAAAGAATTGCCTAGTTTTGTAGGTTCTAATTCTAATTCTGGAACAGATGCAAATATTATCATCAATACTGACAATATAGGTGGGGTTAACGAATACCTAATATTGGATCAGGGATTTGATTATGCTTCAGATAAAACTTTAAGACCAGAAGCTTCTATTCCTTCTGTAATATTCACAAGTAATTCTAGTGAAATAAAGGATTTCTCAATAACTGATGGTGGATTTGGATATTCCTCAAACCCATCTGTTCTATTGAAAAATCCATATACTAATGAGATTGTTAATAGTGGTAATTTATCGTGTGAAGTAAATTCTGGAACTGTTAGTAAAATAAACATAGATTCTCCAGTAAAAGGTTTACCTGCAATAAATCATGAGCTTGTCTTTATTAATAATTCAAACGGTATAGGTATAAATTCCATTCAAAGTTCATCTGGAGGAATTGTAACTTGTACTTTAGTAACTCCGATCGTTTCTGGATTTATAAATCCACCATTTGAAGTTGGTGATGATATATTTGTTGAAAATATTGAAAAAGATAGTGTTTTTGGGGATGGTCTTAATTCCGCAGATTATGGATACAGTTTCTTTAAAGTAACATCTTTTGTCAATACAAATCCAGCTGTTTTAGAATATAACTTATCTGGTGTAACAACAGATCCAGGAATAGCAAAAACAAGTCAATTAGGATATGCAATTATTGTAAATAAAAAGAATTATCCAAACGTTATTACTAATCAAATTTTTTCCAGGTTCAAAAAAGGTGAAAAACTTTTCTGTAATTCGGGAAATGGTTTTACCGAATTCGATTTAATCGTAGAAGATAGTAAAGATTCATACCTTAAAGTATCTGGACCAGATTTATATAAAGTGAAAAAAGGTAATATTTTAAGAGGAAAAGAATCTGGAGTATTATCTACCGTAGTCACTACGGTATTAAATGAATCTAAATTTGAGGTAAATTATTCAAATACATCTTCTCTTGGATGGTCTAATGATATTGGAAAATTAGATGAATTATTCCAGGTAGTTCAAGATAATGATTATTATCAAAATCTATCTTATAGTATTAAGAGTCCAATAGAATATAATGAATTTATTAATCCAGTTAATAATTTGGTTCATATCTCTGGATTAAAAAATTTCGCAGATACCCAAATTGAATCTAAATCAAGTTTTGTTTCTTATGGCGGAACTTCAAGTCAAATTATTGTGGTAGATGTTTTATCCGAATCGAGGATTGATGTCAATAAAAATTACTCATATTCGGTAGACTATGATGTTTTAAATGATAAGTCTAGATATTTGAAATTTAATAATTTAACATTAACAGATTATATTAGTTGTTCCTCAAATAGAGTTTTAAAGGTTGATGATGTTAGTAAAAAATTCTCAAATAAGTCTAACGATAGAGATTTATTTACAAACATATACACATACTTAGAGGATACGCTATTTTCTAAGTATATAATACAAATAAATGATGTCACTAATAACACTTACCAATTAAGTGAAAATGTTGTTTTATTCTATGATAATAATATTTTCTCTTTTGAGAAGACTTCTTTAAAGAATTCTGAAACTAGATTGGGTGAAATTACAGGAGAAGTTGATGACTACAATACAAAAACTCTTAGATTTACCCCTCAAGATCCATTTGATACTGATTATGATGTTAAGTATGTTCAAACTTATTTTGATAATTTAGATCCTAAGAAAATAGGAATCAATACAGAATCAATAGGTTGTATTGATTTAATAGGTGTTAGTACATCCGTAGGAGTAGGAACAACTTCCACTTTAATAACTTTCCCAGTTACTAAAAATAATGGTTTAGTTGCAAGTGTATTTGTTTTTGATACAGTAAGATTTAATTTTAACTTTGTTGAGGTTATTGTAGATTCCGATAAATCAAATACTTATCTTGCAGAATATTATTTTGATGATACTGTTGGATTATCAACAAATTATATTGCAACCTTTGATTCCACAATTCAATCTGGAATTTTAAATCTAAAAGTAACTAATAATATAAACACTAAAATCTTAGTAAATGCTAATATAGTTGGATTTGGTTCGACAGCATCTGGAATAGGTACCTACAGATTTAGATATGATGGACAACCTGAGGGAAGTGAAAGATCCGCACGATTTGAATCTAATTATGTAGTTTCTTCTGGAATTTCAACTGTATTTAAATTTAAAACCAACGAAATAACAGGGTCAAAATCTTTGATTAGAGTTTCTTGCGGAAAAACAAGCTCTATACATCAGTTACTTTGTCTTCAGGATAATTATAATTTATATACAACTCAATATCCATTCATTTCTTCAAATTCAGAAACAGGTATAGGAACATTTGGAGCACAATATTCTGGAGAATATACTGTAGTTTCTTTCTATCCAGATAATAATATCACTGGAATAGTAACTATACAAAGTTATAATCAGTTACTCTATACTTTCAATGATTTTGAAAATGAATCTTTGGCAACCAATAACACCTTAAACTATGGAAATGTCGTTGAATCAGTCAAGTTAGCAGCTTATGATGGTCTAAATGGACCTAGGGCAAATAAAGTTGATTTTGATCTCAAATATAATGGAACTCCAATCTTTAGAAAAGTATTTAATCCAAGTGATTCTTCTATTTTAGATAAGGAAACTGGAATAATATCAATTAAAGATCACTTCTTCAATACTGGAGAAAGATTAATATATGAGGCAAAATCTACTTTTGTTGGTGTTGGAGAATCTTCAGTCGGAATAGGTTCTACTACAAATTCAGTCGGAATTGTTACAAATATACTTCCATCAGAAGTATATGCTATTAAGATAGACGATGACCAATTTAGATTATCTACAAGAAGAGATTACTCTCTTGCAGGAATATATGTAACATTCACTTCTACTGGAGAAGGGAATGCACATTCCCTTGAAATGTATAAACAATTTGAAAAATCAGTTATTTCCATAGATGGTGTTGTACAAAAACCATTATCATACACTCCATTATATTTCCAACTTGCAAATAATGGTGGGCAAATAGGATTTACAACTAACTATTTTGCTTTGAGTGGAATTTCATCAATAAGTTCTGGTGATGTGCTTAAAATTGATGATGAATATGTTCAGGTTATATCTGTTGGATTTGGTTTAACTTCTACAGGTCCAATAACTGAGTCTGGACCATATAACATAGTTTACGTCAATAGAGGTCATGTTGGTACAATAGCAACAACTCATACAGATTCCACAGAAGTTAGAGTTTATAGAGGATCGTTTAACTTAAAATCTAGCAAGATATATTTTACTCAACCACCAAGAGGAAGTGCAAGGGAAAGAAGAGATTTTAGTAATCTACCTTACCCAACATCATCTTTCAGTGGAAGAGTTTTTCTTCGCAAAAATTATACCAATAACATATTATATGATGATATTTCAGACGGATTTACTGGCCTTGGATCTTCATACACATTGACAGTTCAGGGAATTAATACTACAGGAATTGAAACTGGAAGTGGCGTTCTGTTTATTAATGGAATATTCCAAACTCCGTCCACAAAAAATAACGTTGGAAACAATTATACTTATGAAGCTAGTGCTGGTATCACCAGTGTTATCTTTAGTGGTATAACATCCTCTAATGGGCAAACTATTTACACTGATTTTGATGTAAATCAAAATCAACTACCTAGAGGAGGATTAATTGTTTCATTAGGATCAACTCCAGGACTTGGATATGCTCCTCTTGTTGGTGCATCAGTAACTGCAGTTTTAAACAATATCACTGGAGCGGTTGTTTCGGTTGGTCTAGGCACGACTGACATAATTGGATCTGGATATAGGTCTCCAGTTTCCATAGGCATTACAGATCCTCTGCACAGCGGGACAGCGGCAGTTATAACTGCTAATGTCGGATTGGGTGGAACACTATCATTCAACGTCGTTACTCCTGGTAGTGGATATGTTAGTCCTTCTATATTAGTTTCTGAACCATCATATGAAAATCTACCGACAACAGGGGTCTTTAGAAGAGGAATAGGTAATACATCAGAAACTGGAAAAAATCTTTTAGTAAGTGTTGAAGTTGGAGGGGTCGCAACAACAGGAATAGGATCTACTTATTTCCAAGTATCTAGTTTTAGAATTGCTAGACCAGGATATGGTTTCCAAATTGGTGACATCATAAAACCAGTGGGATTAGTAACTGATAGAAGATTAAATTCTCCTATTAGTGAATTTAACATAACTGTTTTGGATACATTCTCAGATTCATTTGCATCATGGCAATTTGGAGAACTAGATTATATTGATTCAATCAAAAATTTACAAGATGGTAATAGAAGGAGATTCCCATTATATTATAATGGTAGTTTATTAAGTTTCCAAAAAGATGAAGAAACTGGTGTGGATATTGATTTAAATTCAGTATTAGTAATCTTTGTAAATGGTGTTCTTCAAGAACCTGGGGATGCATATCAATTTGAGGGTGGATCATCTTTTATATTTACCGAACCACCAAAGTCTTCAGCAAATGTTTCTATATTTTTCTATAGGGGTACTCGTAACGAAGATAGTAGTTTTGTGAATATATTTGAAACTATAAAAATCGGAGACACTGTTAGAGTTAATGGTACTAATTATTACGAAAATAGTGATTATCAAGATCCTAGAATAGTTGAGGATATTGTCCAATCTGACGTTATTCAAACAAATCTTTATTCTGGTCCAGGAATTGACCCAGATAACCTCAGATATTTTGATTGGCAAAAACAAAAAGAAGATATATTGATCAATGGAGATTATGTATATAAGAGTAGAGATTCTATAGAATCTCAAGTATATCCAACTGCAAGAATTATAGGAGATTTTAATGAAAATAGTTCTGCCATTTTTGTTGATAATGTAGAATTATTTGATTATGAAGAAAATGATTTTGGTGTTAAGATTAATGGATATGACGTATTAATCGTAAATGGAACAACCCCAAGTGAAGCTAAAATAACTACTAATGTTTCTGCTGCTGGCACGATTAGTTCTCTTACTATAGTTGATTCTGGAAGTGGATACACTCAAACTTCCCCATTACAAATTAAAATTTCCGCTCCAAAATATATTGGAGTTGGAATAGGAACTACCGCAGCAGCTAATGTCACTATAACTAATGGGACTATTACTGGATATACAATTACAAATGAAGGTTTAGGTTATTCTCAAGTTAATCCACCTCAAGTTATTATTCCTCTACCAGAAGTTAATTATGATAAGATCACATTAGTTCGCCCAAATACTTTAACTCAAATATCTAGAGGATTCTCTGGAATTATTACAGGAATTACAACTTCTACTGGAACAAGTGGAAATCCACTTGCACTAAAATTCTTTGTAAGAAGAAAAACTAGTGCATTAACTTTCTTTGATTTAAATGTTGGATATCCAATTTATGTCTTCAATACTAATGTTGGATCTGGATTAACATCAATTGATTCTTCCAATTCTTCTGTAGTTGCTATTGGAACTCAATATGTTGATAATATCTACTATGTACATAATATTGTTAAGGATGGTCCAAATGCAGTAATAACTGCAAATATTAAATCCAATTCTAATGTTACAGGAATATCTACTTATGGACCGATAGAAAATCCTGTTGGTAATTTCTCATGGGGAATGCTCTCCAATATAGAAAGTAGATTAACAAACATTTCTATAGGAGTAACAGGATTGATAGTAGATTCTGGGTTATCAACTTTCCCAGCAATACAGAGAAGAGGTTATGGACTTAGGGAAAATGGATCCTTGAGAAAACAATTCACTATATAAACAACTTAATATAAATAGATAAAAAATTCTTTAAAATGTCTGCAATTGTAACCAATCAGTTTAGAATATTAAATGCAAATAATTTTGTAGATTCTATTAATGATGCAAATAATTCATATTATCTATTCTTGGGCCTAGCAAATCCTTCTACAGTAGTTGGATTTGGTAGAGATGCTAATTGGGATTCTAATGTACCTAATCCAATTGATAGTTTTGATTATTTAAATCATGTTAAAGACACTATGTTATTTGGATCAAGAATAACTGGTGCAAATGTAAGAAGATTAGTAAAAAGAATTGATTGGGTGAAGGGAACAAAATATGAAATGTATCGCCATGATTATAGCGTTTTAAATCCCTCCCCAATTACAAAATCTGCAAATTTATATACCGCTAATTATTATGTCGTAAATCAAGATTATAGGGTCTATATTTGTATAGATAATGGATCGACGGGAATAAACAGCACTGGAAATGCATCAAAAGATGAACCTTTATTTACAGATCTGGAACCATCCAAAGCAGGTGAAAGTGGGGATGGATATATTTGGAAGTACTTGTATACAATTTCGCCAAGTGATATTATAAAATTTGATTCTACAGAATATATAACTGTTCCAAATGATTGGGAAACTAGCACAAATTCACAAATAGAATCTATTAGAGATAATGGCAATTCTGATGTAAATGAAAACCAAATAAAAAAAGTTTATATTGATAATCCTGGAGCAAATTATTCTAATGTTTTGGGTCAAGAAGTAGATATACTTGGTGATGGGACTGGTGGTAAAGTACTGATTGATGTTGAAGGTGGAAAGATAGTTAATACTACGGTTTCATCTGGAGGTAAGGGATATTCTTATGGAATAGTTGATCTTGGAGCACTAAATTTATCAACAACAGCAACTCCAGCAAAGTTAATACCAATAATTCCACCATCAAAAGGGCATGGATATGACATATATAAGGAGTTAGGAACTGATAAAATATTAGTATATTCTAGATTTGATGATTCCAATAAAGATTTTCCTGTAGATACAAAATTTGCTCAGATAGGAATTGTAAAAAATCCAGAATCTTCAACTTCGGAGACTTTATTTACAGGTAATTATTTTTCGGCATTATATGCTATGAAGTTTAACTCTATTACTGGAACACCAGAAATAGGAGAAAAAATAACTCAATTATCCGAAGATGGATCTAGTAAAGCAAAAGGATATGTTGCTTCATATGATGAAGAAACAATGGTTTTAAAATACTTTACTGATCGTTCATTATATTATAATCAAACAACTCTAGATCAAACTGATTATATTGGAATTTCAACAATATCAAAATATGTTGATTTTGAATCAAGTGCAAATCCAGTAACTTCCGATTCATTTTCCGCATCTATTGATACTACATTTACAGATAGTTCGGTCAATCCAACTGGAACAAAAATAATAGATCTTGGAGTATCTTTTACTGCTGGATTGGCAATTCCAGAAATAAATAAAAGATCTGGTGAATTAATTTACGTCGACAACAGACCTATTATTTCAAGAAATCCCCGTCAAAAAGAAGATATTAAAATCGTCCTGGAATTTTAAACAAAATGGCACAAAAATTTAATCTAAACATAAATCCATATTATGATGATTTTGATAAGGATGATAATTTTTATCGAGTTTTATTTAAACCAGGATATCCTGTACAAGCAAGAGAACTAACGACTTTACAGTCTATATTACAGAACCAGATTGAATCCTTCGGAAGCCACATATTTAAAGAAGGATCTATGGTTATTCCTGGATCTATTACATATGATGACAAATATTTTTCAGTAATTGTCGACCCAACGCATTTTGGCACTGAAATTTCCTTATACATTTCAGAACTGATAGGTAAAAAGGTTCAAGGACAAACCTCAGGTGCAATAGGTGTAATTAAGAATTTCAGTCTCCCTCCTGATGATGGTGTTGATAATATAACTTTATACGTAAAATATATTTCTTCTGGAGATGATTTTACAACATCTCGGTTTATCTCTGAAGAATCTTTAGTTCTTTTGGAGGAGAATATTGTCTATAGTGGAATAACGATTAACTTCGGAAACACAGTTGCAACAGTTTCTTCAGGCAATTCAACCTATACTGGATCTGCAGTTAATCTTGATAAAGGTGTATATTTTATTAGGGGAATTTTTATTGAAGTCCCCAATTCTGTAGTTATTCTGGATCCTTATTCTAATCTAACTAGTTATAGAGTTGGATTAACCATACAAGAAGAATTAATAAGTTCTTTTGATGACTCATCTTTGAATGATAATGCTAAAGGATTTTCAAACTATGCCGCACCAGGTGCAGATAGATTAAAAATAACAGCATTTTTATCTAAAAAATTATTAAACGATTATGACGATAAGAATTTCATTGAGATTGTCAGAATACAGAATGGAACTATTAAGAAAATACAAGATACTACAACGTATTCATTAATTAAAGATTATATTGCAAAAAGAACATATGATGAATCTGGAGATTATTCCTTAAATCAATTTGATATTGAAGTATTAGAATCATTAAACGATAGAATATCAAATAATGGTGTATACTACGAAAATGAGACAACACAATCTAATGGAGTTCCGTCTGAAGATAGCGTATGCATAAAAGTTTCTCCAGGTAAAGCTTATGTGAGAGGATATGATGTTACCGTTCCTTCTTCGGTCCTTATAGATGTTCCAAAACCAAGAGATACTAAAACTAGAGATAATACTTTAGTTCCTTTTAATATTGGAACATTATTAAAGGTCAATAATGTTTATGGAAATCCATATATTAATCTAACTGATTCAGATAATATAATTAATCTTTATAATCAAAGATCATCATCAACAGGGTTGACCATCCGCCCCCTGACCCTGTAGAATTCCAAAGCAACCGCAACCGATCCGATGGCAATCTACTCCGCCTGCTCAAACCTGGAAACCCGTGAGATCATGTGGGTTGCCCGCAAGACTGATGATGCCCCTCAGACCCGCTTCGCTGGACAGATCAACCCCGCTGAGGGTTGGTGGTGGG